ACTACACTAATCAACATCGTGAAGGATGAGCTCGAGCGCGGCACACCTCCGGATCGTATTGCGTTTGTTTCGTTCAGCCGGAAGGCGGCGGAAGAAGCTAGAACCAGAGCCTCAGAAAAGCTAGGGCTAGAGGCGGGGCAGCTGCCGTGGTTCAGAACACTACACTCTCTGGCGTTTCAATGCTTGGGCTTAACAACAAAGCAAGTGTTGCGGGGGTCAGATTATAGTGAGCTGGGCAAATTACTAGGGCTTCAGTTTCAATCCAATGCATCTTTGAATATGGCTGATGGCACGTTGTACGCTGTCGGTAGATCAGGTGATGCATACCTCGGCATGATACAGAAGGCACGGATCAGGGAGATCGAACTTGAGAAAGAGTTCAGTGATTCAGCTGACTGGAATCTCAGCTATCAGCAAGCAAAGGTAGTTGCTCAAGCAATTGAGGATTACAAGCAGGTTGAACGAAAGTTTGACTTTGTTGATATGATTGAGAACTTCATAGCGCAGAAGGACTGCCCTCTGTTCGATGTCCTGATTGTTGATGAAGCACAGGATCTTGCGCCATTGCAGTGGCGTATGGTGCACGAGGTACTGAAACCTAACTCAAAGCGCGTGTATTTTGCAGGGGATGATGATCAGTGTATCTATTCTTGGATGGGTGTGAATGTTCAGAACTTCTTGGCGGCATCACAGGAAAAGAAAGTATTGCAGCAGTCATACAGGATTCCCATATCCGTGCATGACATAGCGGATAGTCTAGTTAACCGCCTAGAAATTAGGCAGAGAAAAGTGTGGAACCCAACAGATCACACTGGCACTGTGGTATGGCATCGTGATATCATGGATGTAGACCTCAGAACTGGTGAGTGGTTAATCCTTGCACGAACAAACTTTATTGCCAATCGTATCGCTAACAATCTCAAAGACGAAGGCTATCTCTTCTGGCATGAAGGGCGTGGTTCTGGCTGGTCGATTTCCCCCAATGTACTACAAGGAATCGAGGTTTGGTTAAGACTATGCAAAAATCAGTATCTATCCGCGACGGAATTGAAGAACTTTTCAAAGCTGCTAGCCAAAGGAACTATTACCAAAGCTGGCAGAAAGATACTCGAAAGTCTAGACCCCGAATTTACCTACAATCTAACGGACATCTGCGAAAGATGCGAGATGAGCGTTACCTCCAAGACGCCATGGCAGAAGGCGATCAGCGTGACGGAGAACGAGAGGATCTATATCGAGTCGGTGAGAAGTCGCGGCGAGAAGATTCTGACGGCGAAGCCACGGATCAAGATATCGACGATACACAAAGCCAAGGGTGGCGAGGCGGATAACGTCGCCCTCCTGCTAGACTCCAATAGAATTTTTACCGAAGGTCCGGATCAAGATTCCGAGGTCAGGACTTTTTACGTCGGCGCTACCCGTGCCAAGAAGGCGTTGCACATTATCGAACCTCAATCAAAATATGGATTTGCATTATGAAAACAAGAGAAGACTTTCTGAACGAAGCCGAGAAACTAATCAACGGACCGAGGGCGAAGGAGTACGGTCCGGCAAAGTTAAACCACCAACGCATAGCAGACATCTGGACGATTTTGCTTCAGAAGAAACTGAACGCAGACATCACCCCGGAAGAGGTGGTTGCCTGTATGGTTGGTTTGAAGGTGGCACGTTTGGCAGAGGACATTAGTAAGGATGATTCATGGACAGACATCATCGGATACGCAGCACTAGGAGGCGAGATTGTCAACGACAAAGATTAAGAAGGATCTGCACGAAGACCAGTATCATATGATGCAGTTCGCTGGGCGAGGCGGCTGGGGTGATGCAACAGCAGGCAACTGGACACCGCCAACAGGATACCCTGACCTGTCAGAAAGCAAGTATCTTGCTGTTGACTTGGAAACCAGAGACCCAAACATTAGGACACTTGGACCGGGTTGGACGAGAAAGGACGGGTATGTCATTGGCATCGCCGTATCGAACGGTGACTACAGTGCCTACTATCCTATCCGCCATGAAGGTGGTGGCAACCTGCCGGAGAAAGCTACGCTACGCTGGCTTGCCAAGCAGATGGCTACGCCTGATGTACCTAAAGTATTTCACAATGCCCTCTATGATCTGGGCTGGCTACGAGCAGAGGGGATCGAGGTCCAAGGACGGATAATCGATACCATGATAGCCGCGCCTCTACTGGACGAGAACCGCTGGTCATACAGCTTGAACGCTTTGGGTGGGCACTACCTAAAAGAATACAAGAACGAACGCAACATGACAGCCTTTGCGAAGCAGATGGGAATAGATCCCAAGGCAGATATGTGGCGTATGCCAGCTGATGTTGTAGGTGAGTATGCCGAGCAGGACGCAGCTTTGACCTTGCGCCTATGGCAGAGGCTCGAGGCGGAGCTGAGAGCGGAAGAATGTTCGGCAATCTTCGACCTTGAAACGTCGCTGATCCCTGTCCTGTTTGAGATGAAGACACGGGGTGTGCGCGTAGATGTAGATCGCGCTGACGTAGTGCGTAAGGACCTTGAGAAAAGAGAGAAAAACTTACTTAAAGAAGTCAAGGATGAAACGGGGGTGTCGATTGAGCCATGGGTTGCCACATCGATAGCAAAGGCGTTCGACGCACTCGGGCTTTCGTATCCGACGACAGAGAAGTCCAACACTCCGAGCTTCACAAAACAGTTTCTTACGACGCACGAGCATCCCCTTGCTCAGAAGATTGTAAAGCTTCGTGAATACAACAAAGCTAACACGACATTTATTGAAACAATACTTGAGCATTCGCATAACGGTAGAATCCATTGTGATTTCAATCAGTTAAGGTCCGATGACGGAGGCACGGTGACCGGGCGCTTCTCTTCTAGCAACCCTAACCTGCAACAAATACCCGCTCGTGACCCTGAAATCAAAGCCATGATCCGTGGCTTGTTTATTCCTGAAGAAGGTACACAGTGGGGGTCGTTCGATTATGCCTCACAAGAGCCACGTTGGCTAGCCCATTATTGTGCTAGCATGAAGCCAGCCCACCCCGCAATCGAGAATGTGGTGCAAATGTATCACGAAGGTAACGCAGACTTTCACCAAATGGTTGCAGACCTTGCAGGTATTTCCCGTAAAGAGGCTAAGACAGTGAACCTCGGGATCATGTACGGCATGGGGCGTGGTAAATTAGCAACAGTTATGGACATAACCGAGGACGAGGCCAAGGCTTTGCTTGCTAAGTATCATGACAATGTGCCCTTTGTTAAGGGGATCGCGGACCGAGCTGCACTGCAAGCGGATGAACATGGTGTGATCCGGACTTGGTTGGGCAGAAAGTGTCGCTTCAATATGTGGGAACCGAAGTCATACGGCTACAACAAGCCTCTGCCTGCTGAAGAAGCTGCCAAGGAATACGGTGGCAAGGGTATGATCCGCCGTGCATTCACATACAAGGCGCTGAACAAACTGATTCAGGGATCAAGTGCTGACCAGACTAAGAAGGCTATGGTTGATTGCGCTGCCGAGGGCTTGCTTCCTATGTTAACAGTGCATGATGAGCTGTGCTTCAGCGTAGAAAATGAAAGTCAAGCGAACAAGATTGTTGATATCATGTCCAATTGTATACCGGATTTGAAAGTACCATTTGAAGTAGACGCCGAGCTCGGTGCAAATTGGGGGGAAGTAGGATGAGGCCACTTTACGAAACTAACGAGCAGCTTAGTCGAGAAAAAAAACTAGCAGCGCAACTGGAAGAAGCGTGGAAGTGTCAGTTTCACAAGATGCCCAAGACAAGCCCTGTCGATTATATTGTTACCACCAATGGTCTAGCCCGTGGGTTTGTGGAAATTAAGATACGAAGCAATGCTAGTACTAAGTATCCAACCTACATGATATCACAGAAAAAAATAGATGCAGCAAAGAAACTGATGGAATGTTCTGGTTTATCAACGCAACTCATTGTAAAATGGACGGACGTTGTCGGAAGAGTAACACTCAACGCAGATTACCCGACAAGAATTGGTGGGCGCTTTGACAGAAATGATAGTGCCGACGTCGAGATGGTAGCTGATATTGATATATCTTTATTTAGTATAAAAACGGAGAAGTAGGATGAACTGTTGGCATTGTGGAACAGAACTAATCTGGGGCGGTGATCATGACATCAGTGAAGAATTTGATGGTGAGTACGTTATGATAACAAATCTATCTTGTCCTGAGTGCAAGACAGCGGTGGATGTATGGCTGCCCGGGGAAGAATTAAAAGAGACTGACGACTTAGTTAGCTAGCGCCTTCATCCGCTGACATAAACGCTCCGCCCGATTGGTTACCTGACTGTACCATTTCGAGTCTTTCATCTGGGCGGCTGCCTCATTCCACCGCCGTTCGTCGACGGCTTCCTTCATTTTCTTGAACTTTGACAGCCTCGGAAGCCCCATATTGAACATCATGTTGGCGATGATCAATTGTGCCTCTTCTGGTAACTTGTTGAAATCGCTGTACAATTTTCCGCAATCTGAGGCTGTTCGTACAAGATCGTCGCGTAATAGTACTCTCACGCGCTCGAGAGAGACCTTTGTGCCCACTGGTTTGCCGTATTCCTCGTCAGATTCGAGGATTAAGTGCCCAACACCCACGGTTGGGAAGCCGAGATGGTCGAGATAGACTTCGAGAACGCAGCCCTCGTCGGCTTCGATCTCAGCTGACAGCTGTTCTAGGTTCATTGACGTGTCCTTTGTGCGATTTGCAGATTCTTCATGGCATCAATAGGGTTTGACCCATAGAGAGATGCATCCGGTTGAGCAGGGGTTAGACTAAATCCCTGAGACGGCGTTGAAGTAACAGGCTCAACGGGAGTTAAGGTAAATCCCTGAGATGGTTGCTGCGCTGGTTGCGCTGGTTGCTGCGCTGGCGCTGGCATCTCTGCTTCTATTGGACGTCCGGTGAGAGATTGGTCTAAAAGACTTTTACCCAAGAAGTCTGCTCTCATTCTTACAAGATCTGCTAGAGGAAGACTGTCCAGCACCCGAGTCTCTTTCTTAATGTAGGTTTCACCAAGGACATCTTTTATGGTTTCCTTACTGACAGTTGACGGTGTGAAAACGCCCCTCATAAGATTAGAAACCTCCTGCTGTCCGAGGTTTGCTTCCTTTCTCAAGTTTGCAATGATTGCTCCATCAGACATACCAGCCGCTCTTGCAGCTTCGATGTTTAGGTACATGTTTTTCTGGATGCGAAATAAATCTTCGTTTGCTCCCGCATATGCCTCAATGACATCCTGATTGGTAGAGTCGTTGCGCTTGGCAATATTGTTGAACTGTGACTGTGCAGCAGAACGAAGACTGGTATACTCGTAGCCACTGTACTCCAAAGACTTTGGTATATTCAGCTCCATCTTTCTGAAGCCGCTAATGGCTGTCAAAAATTCTTCGCGGTTGTCATATTCTTGACCTGTGCTACCCGGCATGTCTGTTGTTGCTCTCGTAACACGACCCGGAACAAAACCCTCTGGCTTTGGCTGTACAAAATACTCTAGGCCTGACGGATAAATACCACCTAAGATATGATATAAACTGCGTTCGACTTTGTCTCCGGCAGTGTCCGATGGATACCAAACTTTAGCACCAGTTCTTGTGATACCACCACGACCAAAATACTCTGATGGCAACGCATCGCGGATCCGCTCGGATAACAACGCTTCACCAGCAAACGGTTCCATAAATGTTGTCAATGCTGTCCACGCACCAGACATTATTTTTTCTGCCTCGCCTGCCCCAAGTGCACCCTTCTGGCTGTAGGTTTCAAGAGCTGCTCGAGCAGGAGCAAAAGCAAAATCGTATGGCATCATGTAGCTGAGATCTAGATACTCAAACTTACCATTCTTTGGTTTACCTAACGGCATAATTTGATGCCCTTGAACAAAGTATGGCATAAGTGGTCTCATATCATCTATCTGTTCTTGCGACACACCTGTTGCGTTAGAAGCTGCTTCGGCGGTTATCTTTGGAATAGCATAAGAAGAAGTCACATAACTTGCCAACCTGTTTGCACCAATAGCTCGAACCTCTGTTGCTAACTTCGCAGCTCTCTGAGGACCAAGTTCTTTGATCAAAGCTTCGCTTGGCGTGAAGGAAAGCTCTTTCAGGCCACGGTCTAGAATATTTGTTGTGTTACGAAGAACCTCGGCAGGGAAAGCCACAAAGTTACCAAAGACTGGTACACGGCGAATACCTTTAATGACTTCTGGCACACGGGTGTAGATAGGCATTGTTTCTTTTACAATGTCTGAGGCATACACATTGACAAAACCATGCTTACCTGTGAGGTCAGAAGACCTAAACCCAAGACCGGACTCAGCCAGCGTTGTCGCTAGCCTGTCACTAACATTATCAGAATCAATACCAGACTTACGAAGAGCAGCAGTGATCTTTGCTTTCTCACCCAAGAACCCAACAGTTTTCCAATAGGTGTCCGTGTTGGAGTAAGTTGCCTGCAAGCTCTTGATAATAGGAGTCTTGTCAAGAG